AGCACACTTCACTACTTTTACTTTTTCCATGAGATCACCTACTTTATTTTTGATGTACTGCTTCATTTTTCGTATACCTTTACCTCTATCTTGTCCTTTGCGAACAACCCAAGTACCTGAGGTAGCGAAATAATCGATAACCCCTATCGGTGAGTGAATCGCAAACTGGTGACTTGCTTCATAAAATTCGAAAGGATAACCAAGTTCATAAATATTCTTCATTGCCTCTGTACTCATAAATAAAACATGAGCTTTTCTTTTGTTTTTTAATTCTTGTGTTGGGTACTTTGTCATTCACTATTTCCCCTCCATGAACTCTTTTATTTGTTTATCAAGTTCCGCTTGCTTTTCTGGCGATAGCTTTTCTTCTTGCTGGTTATTTGGTTCTTTTGCCCATTCTGGTAAACTTTCAGTCCTAACATTTTGACGTTGGTAAGTCGCTCGTTGTTGGCCCCGCTCTTTTTCATTCTTGATTTCAAATTTTAGTTTTTCAAACTGCGTTCTTAGCTTAGAAGCACTTCTAATGTTTCCAAACCAGAATGAATTTGTAGGTAACCAATCAAGAACATAGTCAATTGTTGCAATAGTTTGTTGATCTCGTTCTTCGATTAATCTGAAAACATCTGCCCATTTTTCAATCTTCACTTTTTTCATTTCACTTGGAAAATCATTGATTAAATTATTTTTTAACTTTTCAGCAAGACGTAAATGTTCGTTAGAATATTTACAAGATGTTTTTGACCTATTCTTTTTATCTTTATCTATATCTATTTCTTTATCTATATCTGTACCGTTACAATCCGTTACTGTAACGTTACATGTAACGTTACCACTATTTTTATCCTCTAAAGCCTGTTGTTTCTTGCGTTCTCGATGCTTTCTAACTCGTTCTGCATTTTTCAAACGTACTTTTTCCATGCCTTCAATGTTTTGGTGCTTATCCCAATTTTCAATAGCAATTAATCCATCTTCGTTTAAATCAATCATATTGAATTGCTGTAAAGTCATTAAAGCCAAACGAACAACATTGACAGGCTTAGAAAACAACGTCGCTAACATTTCTTCGGTATAAGGCATGTTCCTCTGAATATAGATCAATCCCTCATCATTGGTTTTGCCAGCCAATACTAGTAATCGAATCCAAATCACTAGTATTGCATCGGCTTCTGGCATCGATTGGATAAGTTTTATTTTTTCATCATCGAACATGGTTGTTTTTAGTTTTATCCAACTGATTTCTGCCATTGTTTAACCCCCTATGTGTAACTTTTTAATGGTGTCTTGATTTAATTTAATTCCTTTAACATGGTATTTTTTCTTAAATGCTGTAATATCAATGTTATGTTTTTCGGTGTGATGGCATCGACACAAACCAGCGTAAGTGTATTCTGTGTGGTCCACACTTTTTCTTTTCCGCCGACCTAGCGCTTTATCGAAATGGTCAATATCTGCACCAGTTTTGCCACATATACAACAAACTCTGTTAGTGATGCATTTGTAAAAGTAATATTCTTGATTCGCTGGTAAAATGTCGTACCCTTTTTTGAAAGGAATATTATTTTCAAAGATGAAATTCAAGATAATGTTCGCTAAAATGGTTGCATCGTCCATTGTGTTCGTTGAGTTGTTTCTGAGGCTAATTTCATAGCCTTGTAACGCTTCAAACCTGAGATAGAACATTTCCTTTAACACTTCCGTTTCTTGCCCTGTGAAAGAGAATATATCCTCTAGCATTGCAAAGATAAATCGACGTTGGGCAACACTAAATTTTCTCGGATCAATAAATCTTATTTCAACTTCTCTTGGCCCTGTATAATCAAAATACATGGTTTTTAATCGTTCAATATTTATTGCTTCGTTTATTACTGCTGTTATTGAGTTGTTTTTCAAACTCTTAATAACAGCAGAATAAACATTGTTTAGGTTCATTCAATCACTTCCACTTGAATCCCGTTATTAATAATAAAATTGTTTAGAGCAACTAACTTTTGATGCTCTGCTGTTAGTCTTAACGTAACTGTTTTCTCTTGTTGTTTTTTGCTGGTTTTTGGTGCTTCTTCCGTGATGATTTCACCTGTCGCAGTGTCAACCGTTTTATTGTTGATTGTTTCAGTTTTCAAAGCAGCAATGGCTTCGTCGTGTTCTCTTTTTGCTCTTTCATGTTCTTCTTGTTCTTTTTTTAAAGCAACGGCAGAATCGATTTCTTTTATCAGCTCTGGTGCAGTAGACCCTTTATCAATTAATGCGACCCAAGAAAACGAGTCAAGGCCAACTGCCTTAGCATAATTTTCAACAATGAGCTTATCGTTTTTTATACGTTCTTTTTCAGAAGCAACTGCTACCATCGATGCCGCTATTTCCTCAATAGTTTTCTTATTTGGTTCACCTTTAGCCGTGAAAGCTGTCTTATTAGTCCACGAATTAGGAATTTCAATTTCATCAACGGATACATTGTAGTTTTCAGACATTTCAGCAATCACTTTTTGAAGCTTTTTGCTTCGTTTCTGCTTCTCTGCTTCTTCGTATGATTTGATGCTTTCGTTAATTTCTGAACTAACTTCACTTATTTTTTCAGTATATTTTTTTATTTTTTCCTCAAAATCTTTTAACGGCTTATCATATTGATTTTTAACTTCTTTACGTTGATCATCTAGCAACGTTACAACTTTATTTAAGTCTGCTCTTGCTTTTTTAGCTTCAGGAATGTTTTCATCTGTGAAAATCATTGTTGAATAGTGCTTAACTGCGCTCTCAACCATCTCAGCCAACTGTGCTTCATTTTGGATAGTGATTTTACTAGCTTTAAAATCAACATTAAACTGCAATTCTGTTGTTAATTCGTTTGTCATTAGCTTTGCCCCCATGTAATGTTTTCTTCTGGTTGTGGCTGGAATTGTTGTATCCATTGTTTCAGAACTTCAACAGCTTTATTGAACATACTAGACGGCATGTTTTCATTGACATCAACATTCAATTCTTTACTTAGTTCATTCCGCACATAGTCAAGTTCAGAATTCGATAACTCAGAAAGTTGTCTGATATGATCGTTTAACGTGGCTAACTGTTTACCGCTAATCAAATTAACTTTCGATGTATCATTGTTCTTTTCAGCTGCCGTTTGGCCATCGTCGTCTTTATCTGCTGCAATTCCAAACGCTGCCGAAAGCGAGTAACGTCTTGCATATGTCGTTAAACTTCCTAATCCTTGAGGATTTGTCCCGCTGTTTGGAAATTCAAAAGGTCCATGAACTATATATTGACCACTAACATGAGTAATAATTGTTGTGACTTTTAAAGCATTATTCTCATTGACGACATTTTGTTGGAAATCAATTCCGCTTTCTGATTCTTGTGCAGCTTTTCTAATTGCTTCTTCAATCGCTTTTAGAGTTGCATATTGGAAATTCATTGGACCTTTTTTCGTTGTATAGGCAACTTCTGCGTCAAATCTTGGTTGAATTAATTTGCTTTTTAGCTTATACATCCCATCAAACAATTCTTTTAAATTTTCGCTGTTCTCGTTCATTTATTCCCCTTCTTTCAGTAATGAAATAACTTTTTGAAGTCCTTCGATCAATTCAACTTGATTAAAATAAGCACTTTCATCTAAACTCTCGAATACTGTTCTAACTTCTTCATCTTCGCTATCTTGGTAAACAGCAACATGATTATTAATAGCATCCTTTTCAAAAATCAGTGATCCATAAGGTGAATGATTATCAATTAAGACAATTCTTTGCATTGAATCCACTTCCACTCTCATGCTATAATTCTCCTATCAATTAATTTTGTTTGTGACTTTTTGCTTGCCGGCGGAAGTCACTTTTTTGTTTCTTGGATAAATAACGCTTCTGGAAATACAGCCTTATTTATCGCAGTGTCTGGATATTTTTCTTTAAGCTTTTGAAATACCAGGGCTTTCGTATCCTCAACCACGTAAATTTTCAAACTATCTTTTCCTACTGCTTTAAACATCTAAATTACCTTCTCTCTTTTTGTTGCATAATGTATATTTGATTTTTTTGTTGCTGGTACCATAAATCAGCAAGTTTTTTCGTTTGCTGTAGTTTTTCTTTCCTTGTCATTTATTTACCTCTCTATCTTCAAGAGCTAAGTCATAAAATAATGTCCAAATAATGAACAATCCAATATACACATTTTGGATGATTGGATTAAAGTTTCCACCCACTAGCAGACCCAATCCGAAAACAATAAGCAGTACTGCAATTCTTCTTAAGTTATAAATTTTTCTCATATTATTTACCTCCTATAACGTCTATTTATTTCGCTTATACTTGTTTTTTTCCCGCCAAACCAAAAATTCATCAAATTTCTGAATGTGGATAATTGGCATGCATGATGTAACGAGTCTGTATCCATCTTTAAATTCTTTATGTTCCTTAAACTCTCTCAGAAGTTTTTGAAATGTTGGTTTGTGATGCTGATAGCCAAAATAAACAATTGCTTCATCTTTTGCCATCCAAGCTTGCTGTAAATCGATAGTCTTTGCTAGTGTGATTTGCATGTAGACATCTCCTTTCTATGCTGTCTTGTCATGTAAGAACTTGTTAACAAAATATAATTGCCCTTTACCAGTAATTTTCGGCGTTCGACTAATTCGAATACTTCCATCTGGATTGTTATGGGTTCGTTCCTTGATTTCCGCAATTCCCAAATCAAGTGACCGCTGGGTTGGCATATTGTAGCTTTCACCTTTTCGAGCAATTAGATACCCATTGTCTCGCAGCCATTGGAATAAACGATTCTGCCCAATGTCGATGCCGTTTTGCTTGATTAGCTTAGCTAGGTCACCGATTAAAATGGAAGTCTTACTTGCATCAACGGCATCTGCAAATAATGCTTTAGGTTTTAATGATTCATTTTCTAGTTGTAATACTTCTATTTTTTTCTGTTGAAATTCAAGAGCTCGTTTAGTCAGCATTTCTGGGCTATTCCAAAACTTTTCTAGTTGAATAAAATATCTACGAGCTTGCTTTCCTCTTTCGGTACGTTGTAGCATTGAAATTTCCTTAGCCATGTCTAGTTTCACATAATGATTTACTTGTGGGCGACCACCAAAAGGTTTATCGGATTTTTCCGAGAAACTGATAAAATCAACGTTTTCATCAAACCCGTATTTAATCATTCGTTTAAACCAATCAGTATAATTATCTTTAACTCCCAGAAATTCATATAACTCTCTACCGTTAACTAACTGTTCATCATTTTCATTTGTTGTAACTTTAATTAGTTCGTTCATATGGTTTCATCCCTTCTATTCTGGTTGTCTTTCGTTCCATTAATGGAACACTTTTCCTTTTTCATTTGTATACTTCCAAAACTACCTTTGTTCACAAACATGAACTTTCTCTTTAAAAAAATATAAATGAATAAAATTTGTTTCCAAGTCTAGCAATTTGCAAGCTTTCGTAATTTCAGTGTCTTTCCAAGAGACTTTCCCGTTCATTTTCAATGATATTGTTCTCTCCGACAATCCCATTGCGATAGCAAAATTATATTGAGTTCCAAACTTTTCAACAATTCTTCCTGCTAATTTTGAGTAATCATAGCACATTTATAAACACCTCCTTCAAGTTCATGAACATGAACTTTATAACCATATAATACATTGTTCATTTCTTATTGTCAACGAAAAAGTTCATGATTCATGAATTTTTTCGTTGAAGATATATTCAATATCTTGTATACTTAAATCTATAAGGAGGTGTACCAATGGATAGAGTTAAAACATCTGCTCGTCTAAAGCAACTTATGAGTGAGCGCAATTTAAAACAAGTTGATATTCTGCGTTTGTCAGAACCATATCAAAAAGAATTAAATATAAAAATGAGTAAAAGTACTTTGTCACAATATGTAACTGGAAAGCAATCACCTGACCAAAATAGAATTTATCTTTTGTCAAAAACTTTAGATGTTAACGAAGCGTGGCTAATGGGGTTTGATGTCTCTAAAAAAAGAATCCCTGACGAACAAAGATCTAGTGAAAAAGATGACTTCGACATAGTACCTATATTCAACCAGTTAGAACCCAAGCTCCAACAGCTTATATATAACGAAGCTAAGTCTCATTTAGAAAAACAAAACAAAGCTTCTAATAACGTGGTTAACATTAACAAGAAAAAATATGATACTTTAGCTGCGCATTCACCAGACCCTGATAAAGTATTTACTGATGAAGAGAAACTTAAAATTAATCAATTTCTAGATAAAGTGGATGCTGATTATGATAGGAAGCAAAAAGAATGTAAACATCTTTTTGATGATGATTCAGATGATAAAGAATAATTTTCAGGAGTATTTTATGAACGAATATGAGCTGTTGGTGTCAGAGGTACAGAAAAAAGCACCAGTTATTGAAACAGATTTGTTTCAAAATACTGGATGCTATGGTTTGTACCGTGATGGTAGAATTTATATTGAAAAATCGTTGAGTCTAATAAAAAAAAGGAATGTGCTAGCTGAGGAACTTGGGCACCACGATACATCGTTTGGTGACATATTAAACCAAGATTGTTTAGAAAATCGTAAACAAGAACTAAAAGCTAGACAATATGCTTTAGAACAATTAGTCACTTTGGATGATCTAATTAAGTGTTCAGAATCAGGATTCAGTAATCATTACACGTGTGCTGAATTTTTAGGGGTAGACGTTGAAACGCTCAAAAATGTACTCGCCTATTATCGACAAAAATTTGGTGATACCCATTTTTATAAAGGAAGAATTTTCGAGTTTAATGATTTATCAGTCATGATTTTAAATACAAATTTACAATAAAAAAGCCCGTGCTACAACACGGAACTCTTTCCTCATTATGAGAATTATTCAATAAATACATTATATCAGAAATGGGGAGCTTTAAAAATGAAAAAAATATTTGCATCTATGGCTTTTTTATTATTTGTCGTAGTAATATTTGTTGGTTGTTCTAAAAATGTGAACCCTGATTCTTCGAAATCTTCTACACAAGAATCTTCAAAGACCTATAAAATTTTAGTTGATCAAGATTCCACTAAACAAAAGGAAAAATTAGAAAAGATATCTGAGTATTATAAAACCGCAGATCCAAAAAGCTATAATTCTAACGTTAGAGTTAATTCGATGTTAAGAGATGAAAAGGCACATAAAGGCGAGAAGGTATATTCATTAGCTAAAATAATTCAAATTGTAGATGAACCAAGTGATGAATATATTTATTACATGGGCTATGTTACTTATGCAAAAAACGATAGAGAGTATGTTATGTTAGCGGTATTAAAAGATAATGTTTATTCCAAAGTTTTACAAGATGATGAAATTTTATTTTGGGCTTCATTTGCTGGTTCTTATGACTATACTACAAACTTAGGTGATAACAATACACTTCCTTTGCTTAAAGTAGATATGTATAAAAATGTAACTGCCTCAGAAGAAAAATAATAAAAATGCGTAGTTTTGTTATTTAAAGAAAGGATACAACCATGAAAGTAGGAATGCGTAAACCAAGTATAAAAAAATCAATAAGTGCTCGTACTACTGGAAAAGCTAAACGTAAGTTTAAAAAAGCAGTAATTCCTGGTTATGGGCAAAAAGGAACTGGTTTCATTAAGAACCCCAAGAAAGCTATGTATAATAAAGTATATAATAAAACAACTTTTAGCTTTTTGGATTTGTTCAAATAATCACCCTAAATTTTACAGTTTTAATTTAGTTTATAAAAATAATTGAATGGAGTCTTAAAAATGAAAAAAATAACTATCAGTATTTTACTACTATCTTCATTGACTTTAGGTGCTTGCGATTCTTCTAGTACTGCACCTGAAAAAAACAAAAAAGAAACTAGCACAACAAAAATAACTGAAAAAACATCTGCTACAAAAACCAGTACCAGTACTGAATCAACTAGCGATAATAAAAAGACAGTTTATAATTTAGGTGAATGGTGGGAAGTTCCCAATCAATGGAAACTCAAAATTGACAGCGTGACTCCTACAGATGAAAGAAACCCCTATTCAGATAAATCACCACAGCAAGTAGTTATAATTTCTTATACTTATGAAAATCTAGGATATGAAGATGACATTCAAGATTTATTTATTATGCCAGAAAATGTGGTAGATAGTGCCGGAATAATGGGTGAAACTTATCCCGTCTCTACCACAGGAGCAAAGCCAACACCTGTTGGAGCAACAATGAGTGGGGCTCAGGCCGCATATGGCGTTCAAAATCCTGGTGGAAACATCAAAATATTATTCAAAAAATATGATTCAAATCGTACTGGTCAAGCTGCTACATTTGAAATACCTGTACAATAAAAGAAATAGCCTTAGGGCTTTTCTTTTTCAAAAATTAAGAACATACATTCGAAAGGAGTTTTAAAATTGTGGATTGAGGAACTTCCTAATGGAAAATATAAATACTTTGAGCGATATAAAGATCCGTACACAGAAAAATATCGACGTGTTTCAGTTACACTTAATTCGAAGTCTAACCAAGCGAAAAAACAAGCGATGATGGAGTTACAGGATAAGATTAATAATCGAATGGAGAAAAAAGATCAAAAAAAAGTATCATTAGAGAATCTCTTAAATAGCTGGTGGCAACAACATCAATTATCTATTAGGAAAACATCAGTTAAAGCTTACGGAAAAATTTTAAAATATATATTTTCCAATATGAATGTTGATGTACTCATAAGAAACACAGATACAAAATTTTTCCAAGACTTTATTAATGATTTACCGCATTCGTGGGAGTATAAGAAAAAATTCAAAAGTGTGCTTAACATGTCCTTCACTTATGCACAAGACATGGGAATGATTGATGAAAATCCTATCAATAGAGTGAAAGTTGTTAAACCCCCACTAACAAAAGAAAATTTTGAAAATATAGAAAGTAAATACCTCGAAGAGAGAGAGGTTTATCAATTATTAAGCTATTATTATTCTACATTTCAAAGTGTCCATCATGGTCGTTTAGCAGAGTTTATGTATTTAACTGGATTAAGAGCTGGTGAAGCAATTAGTCTTACTATAAATGATTATGTAAAAAATGAACATGCTATTTTAGTTAATGGGACTTTGGATTATTCTAACGGTTATAAAAACGCTACAAAAGAATTACCTAAAACTCTAGCATCATTCAGGAAAGTAGAATTATCAAATAGAGCTGTAGAAATAATCGAAGAGTTAATTTTAGAAAGAGAAATAAAATTCAAAGAGCAAACAAATTATCTATTTGTTGGCAAAACGGGCAACCCAATTCAAGTTAATTCATTCAATGCCTCTCTAAAGAAAGCTAATGAAAGTCTAGGTAAAAATAAAATAAACAAAACTATATCAAGTCATATTTTTAGACATTCTCATATTTCACTACTTGCAGAATTAAATGTACCAGTAAAAGCAATAATGGAACGTGTAGGCCACGTTGACACGGAAACAACTTTAAAAATTTATACTCATGTTACAAAAAAAGCTAAAACAAATCTGGTAGAAGCTCTAAATAAATATGGCAAGTAATTGCCCCTTTCGTGCCCCTTTTTTAATTCAAAACAAATAAAAAAAGGCTTAAAGCCTTTGATATCAACTATAATTCAGACACATGGCGGCACTTGCTTAGTCTTTCAAGCGTATTTTACGACTATTTATAGCCTTGTAAAAACACTGTTAAATCAAGAATATTATAATTTAATACCATATAATTTTTTACAACCTTTTACAACTTTTGCCCCTTTTTTGCCTCCCTATTAATAGCCTTAGCTTTTTGACTCTTTTTTTTTATTATATTTTTATAGTATGGTATAGTTTTTTTACAGTAGTTATTTACATTACTAAATTTATGAATAGATTGAAAGGAATGATTACAAATGAAGAAAGCTCTTTCGCTGGGCTTTGCATTATTATTACTAACAGCTTGTACTAATGAAAATACGAAAACAGAAAATACAAAAGGGGCATCTACTACTGTCACCTCTACAGTAAAGGAATCATCTAATAATAGTACAAATGAAAAAAACACACTGTCCACTAACACAACAACTACTTCAACTGCTGACAGAAAATCATCCCAAACTGAAGAAGAACAATCACATACTGAGAATCCAGCTAGTTTATCTTCTTTTGTTGGTGGCTGGGGTATTCCGCAAAGTGGTAATTTCTTTTTCATTAATCCTGATGGAAAAATGTCTGGATCTGGTCAGCCAAACGGAGTTATTCAGAGTCCTAATTTTCTAAGTAACGCTGACGGAAGCATTACAATGAATTTTATAATTAATAATACCTCTCTCTCATTTACAAAAAACTTAGATGGCACTTTATCTACTGAAAATCAAATCTATAGTTATCTTGGAAATATTACGCTAGAACAATGGCTTGAACTTAAAAATAAAGGACAAATGTCATCTGAACAACAAACTGGAATCCTAGAAGCATCTTCTCAGACACCTTAAAAATATCCATCATGTTAATTTTTTAAGTCATCTTAGCTGACTCTATCTATTTTTATAATTATATATAGTATATATAGTTTTTTCATACAACTAGCTGTTGATATTAATAAGTGATTTGTCGAAACAAGAACTATCTAATTACTTGTTTTTAATTAAAACTGGAATTTGAGGTGCTCTTATTTTATAATTAATGTACTGTATAAATATATTTTTGGTAATTTATAGGTTATTTTATTTAACTAGTAAGACTTTTTTCAAAAAAGTTTTTTTCTATTTAGCAAATATGTGTTTGTTAGTATAATTTATGAAAAATTCAAAACTAAGTAAATTTATATGGTTAAGAAATAAAACGATAGGAGAAAAAAATGAAATATTTTTTTAAAGAAAACAAAGGCTTAGCCATCTACAGCTTTTTGATGGTCTTTGCTACTTATGGTATTAAACTATTTAACAATACTTACGCTATTGATACTATGCACTTAATGACTAACTACAGAGGCTACTTAAAACATTGGGTTTCCATTGGTAGACCAGGATTAGTAGCTTTAAAGCTTTTAACATACAACTATGTAAATGTTTATTTTTTAAATTTGTTAGCTATTATTTTCTTTGCTATCGCCACTATCTTGTTATGCTATTATGTTGATCTTTCAACTAAGCAGATTTATAACAAAAAGTATTTATATATTATCCCAAGTATTTTTCCAACCAGTCAATTATTTAGCGAACAATTTTACTTCGTCCTACAAAATTTTGAATTTTCATTAGGTATCTGTTTGGTTATACTTTCTCTCATTACTATTTACCATATTCCCAATAAAATTTTTAAATTATTTGGCTTTTTGTTACTGACGTTTACACTTACTATGTATCAATCATTCTTTGTATTTGCGTGTACCTTAATTTTATTCAAGATTTTAATGGCATTGTATTTTGCCCAGTTAAATGATCTCAAAATTTCTTTTAAAGACTATGCCTTCAAAATCGGCCATTTTATTCTACTAGCTATTTCATCTCTAGTTCTATCTCAACTAATGGCGATGTTAGCGAAAAAAGTTTTAAAAGTTGAAAGCTCCTATCTAGATAATATGATTCTTTGGGGTAAACGTCCCTTTATAGATTCTATCAACGATATTAAAGATTACGCCAAAGAACTATTCTTCCCTCCAGTCGGAGACACTTTTTTTACACCGCTGTTTTTGATATGTGTTCTTTTACTGGTCATTGTATTAATTAATATGTCCTATCTAAAACGCAAAAATGTGTTTTTCATCTTTATTACCTTGTTAGGTATTCTAATCACTCCACTCATGTTTACAATTTTAGGTGGAAAACGTCCAGCAATTAGAGGTGAAGTACCTAACTTCCCTGCTGTTTTAGCGTTATTACTCATCTTTATTATGATTTACTGGGGATACAACTTTGTGCTTAAACATTTATTAATTGGTATAGTAATTCTCTTTACTTTTATTCAAGTTCGGGAAACAACCAACCTAGAATATTCTGAGTATCTAACAGCGGAAGAAGATTTACGTACTGCTGAAATGATTACAAATAACATTTATTCAATGGAAATTGAAAATCCTGAATCCTATAAACTTTTAATGTATGGAAATCGTTCTCCTCGGAATGTTTCGAATATAAAAGGTGAAACAAACGGTGTTTCATTATTTGAATTCATGCCTAACTCGGTGCACACTAGTTTAAATACTCTAGTTTATATGAAAACATTTGGATTAAATTTTAATGATCCTACACCAGAAGATTTTGAAAAACACAAAGCTTTACAAGCGGAAATGAACGTCTGGCCTAGTAAAGATTCCATCAGAGTGGTAGATGATTGTATAATTGTTAATTTATCAAAATAAATTTCAAACTTCTGTTAATAAAAATAACCCTATTCTATTAGGAATAGGGTTATTTACATAAAATCATTTCACTACTGGAAACATTGCCTCTAGTCGAATGTACCATGGCGAAGTTTTAGGCCAATCTTTTTTATAATATACCGGGATTTCTTTTCCATTGTTTTTACGATATAGCTCTTTAACAATATTAACTTCATCATTATGATATACTCGTCGTGTATTGACCCCATTACAAAACATCATTGTAGTTGCTGAGCCATTTATATCTAAAGCTCCAGTATTCGGATTAATTGGTCGTTCATATAAACATTGCATAGTTGTCAGTCCTCCATTATTAGTAATTTCTTCAGTACTTGCATCAATTTGTGCAAGTTTACCAGGATTTTGTTTGTTTATTGAATTATAAGTTGGTATTAACATATTAAAATAATTTTGATAGCCTGTCGCAGCATAGTCTGAATTTGCTCCACCTATGCGAAATAAGCCTTTACAGTATTCTTCAATTGAATTTGCACCTTCAACATTATATAAGCCATTTCTTTTTGATAATACAAATGCATATGCTTTAAAAAAATCATTCATGGTTGCAAAATGAATATAATAACCACCTTCCCCAACTGGTCTTGCTGATCCACGACTCATATTAATTCCTAAATCAGCTGGAACGCTAAAAGGTTCTGAAATTCCTGCCCAATTATTGTCTTTACTTCCAACAATTGAAATGCTTGGATCTCCCCAATGACTTTCAATAAACATTTGTGCAATCATAAAACTTGGCTTGATATTATATTTTTTTCCAGCAGAAATGATTAGACGAATATTTGATTCTGAAATGCTTTTTCCTGCATTTAATAAAGCTCCGCCTGTATAAATTCCACCATTGCCACCGTTATTACTAGAGTCTCTGCCAGATCCATCTAAATTAATTACTTCTCGTGGATTGATTCTCTGCCATTTACCACCACGCCATACTTCAAAATGAAGATGGATACCTGTGGCACCCCCAGTTGCTCCACATAATCCAAGAACCGTTTGATTTGTTACTTGTTGTCCTACTGATACATTTAAAGTTGCTAAATGCCCATAATAGGTCCAGTAGTTATCCATATGTTTGATAACAATGTAATTACCACCAACTGGATGATTTGGTACTACCTCTTCTACTGTCCCAGATTTAGCTGAATAAACAGGTGGATTAGTACCTGCTTTTGGAGCTAAGTCAATGCCTCCGTGAATTCCTGCTTGCCCTCCGCTCAAATAATCAGGTTCATCCCATTCTTGAGTTGCTTGATAAGAAACAGCAAGAGGACTTAACCATGTGTCTGCCATAATTCCCCTCCTTAATATTCTGTCCATGCGTCCATGGAGAACATATGTCCTTATCTAAAGTCTACAACTAAATACACTTTTTTTTTGCTCAAACTTCTAGCCAACCTAGTTGTCGTGCTAATTCCTCTAAGAATTCACTATCCCTCCTTTTAATCGTTGATAAACTTAAATAAGTTTCATAGGCCACAATTTCATTCTTTTTACGTGGATAGCCATTTTTATACTTAGAAATAAAAATATCACGTACATCCGATGTTGCATCTGATAAAACCTCTTCAACTGTATTTAAAAAAAACTTATGAAAAACTATTTGGTTCAAACTTATTTTTTCATTTGACTTTTCTTCAAAGTATAAAGAAAAAGAAGATTGGGGGTAAACTAATGCATCTTCATACTTTTTCAATTGTTTTTCTATTTTTTTATAATCACATAATAATTGACGAATATGTTTTTTTATTTCTGATTTCATACTGCCACTCTCCTAATAAATTAATGTTTGCCCTGGATAAATCAAGTTAAGATTAGTTAACCTGTTTCGTTGTGCTAAAGCTTGGTATGTCGTACCAAGCTTAGATGCAATACTTGATAAATTATCACCGTATTGAACTGTGTAAACATTGCTTACTACTGATCCATTTACTTTCAAAGTTTGTCCAGGGTAAATAAGATTTGGATTATCCAACCCATTTAGCGAAGCTAAGGTTTGATAGTCAGTACCGTATTGGTAAGCAATGCCGGATAATGTTTCACCATATTGAACTACGTGAGTAGATTCTGGTTGCTTATCGGGAACAATTGTTGCATCTGGCAATAATTCAATATCGCCTTTGCTAATCCATGACAGGATACCTTCTAACAATACTCTGCTTCCAGTTACTTCTTGCACTTTGTAGTTGTTTCCTTTCACCCAATCTGGAATAGCTTCACCAGTTGCCCATGCATCTACATTAAATTTCACTTTAACTGTGTCGCCGACTTTAACATCAGAATTCGGTGTTTTTTCGATTTCTTCACCTGCATCTGTTGCTGGCGTGTCCGTTTCTGGTTTATTGGTATCTGTATAACCACTATCCGTAATTCCTGTTAAATCTACGTTACCATCTAAGCCGCCTGCAATATAAGTAGATGTAAATTGCCAAATTGCAATACCATCCATACTTGGAAAATAGTCATACAATGGACTTGGTGTTACTTCATAACTAGGATATGCAGCAATCCATAAAGAATTAGGAAACTCTTTGATGATTCGCTTATAATCCACATATTGCAATGTAAATGGCTTGTAACTATAATACATTGGTGTATATCCTGCTTGTTTGATACGGCGCATACCATACAAAATCGTTTCTGTATTTGCGTTTACATCAGGACTAGCTCCATGTTCAAAATCTAAGGCAACAATGGAATTTTTAGGCGTTTGAATACGTGGCAAGAAATAATCCATTGTTGTTTTGGCAATGTCCATGTTTCCCCAAGTGTCATACCAAATATAGGTATGCGCACGTTTACCTTGAGCAATAGCACTTGCTACTTGCGTTTTATATGTGTATTGTTCATAAATACCGCTAGCATTGTAGCCACCAATCTGGGCAATAGCGAATTTATCATGCGCATAGCCAAAACGACCTTGTTCATCTTGATAAATCGCCCAATCCACACCTTGTTCTCCTTTTGCAGCAAATACATTTAAAGGCATAAAAAATAGAGCGACAAGCGCTCCAACTAAAATTTTCTTTTTCATTCGTTTACTCCTTGTCTTTTAAATTATATGCTGACACACCTGTTACTACTCCTAAAAAAGTTGCAATGGCATTGATAGTTAAAACAGCCATATCTGTTTGCTGCCATCCATAGGCTTTGCCTAGTGTGGCAACCAAAACAGAACTTGCAGGAAGCACAGTAAGCACTCCCCATTTGATGATTTTGTAATACTTATCTGGTAGAATCATTTTTTTGCTCCTTTTAATTCTATTATGTCATGTTCCGCTTCTTGCATTCGACCTTCTAATTTAAAGGTTCTTTCAATTACCCCATTATGTTTTTCTACTTTCTTTTCTAGCTGTTCAATCCTGTAAGCTGTCAAATTGGCACTAGCTACAACTCCAATAAATGCACCAACTGTACTGCCTACTAATCCTATTACAGCAACAACTATTTCATTTGACAAAATCATTCCTCCAATAATAAAAACCGCTTAGCTTTTTTCTAAACGGCTTCATTTTAAAATTCAATCTCTATACTAATTCTGTAATATGCATCGACGATAGTTGAGTATAGTCAAGTTGCTTATCTGCTGCTAATTCTAAACGAAACGCAAAATACTCGCCTTTTTTTAGTGTGACGTTTAAGTCAAAGGCTACGACATTTTGATAATTCAAACCGCCAACAGCTCCGACTGCCGCTCCAATACCTAAGTCACTTGCCCCGGCATCTAGTCCCTTATCTATATGAGTATAAGCATATAGAACACCTCTCGAACCGCCAACTTGATATTTTACAGTTCCACTTACATTTAACTTGCAGTCTCTAAGCACTTTTGCTTGCCATCGACCACTATTCCATTCTAAGGGATTGCTTTTCATAGGTAATCCAAGTCGTTGCCCTACGTTGCTAAATTCTGATCCTAAGTTGTATCTTGCCTTATTTTTGAATCCAGGATGATTAGTGCCAGGCGAATACCAAGCTTCAAAAGGTTGTTCTTTTTCCACAAGCATTTTATTCCATGGTGTCCAAGTCGCTGGACTGCCTTGACGACTACGGGTGTATGTTTCACCTTTATACATATACGTTTGACTTACAAATGTATTATCAGCATAAACAACTAAAGCACCATAAGCTGCACCCGAATAAGGTCTGTTTGCTCCAGAAGCTCCAAAAACGGTGTAAATACCTGCATCTAGAATTTTATCCCAATCTTGCGAGTTAACAACTGTTTTTTTAGCAACAAACAATCCATTTTCTGCTTCAGTTTTGTTAATAAATAGATCAGTAGAATCAGTCTTGCTATATGCTCCCACTTGCTCAGCTGTCACTTGATGTGGATTTTCTTTATCGTCTACATGATCATTTAATTGTTTTGATTTAACAAACCCACTTTTTTCTAAAACGTCTTGGACATTAACACTAATTTCTAATTGAATAGCTGAATAGTCTATATCTAAATTAGCTGTTGTTACTCCATTCGATGGATCTGTATAATTAATTAGATATATAACCCCTTCGCTAGTAATGAAATTCTTGTCTGTTATTTGCGCTGATATATCTTTATACTCTCCAGCGCTTTCTTGGATTTGAGTTGCCCATGAATCTGTTGACTCAATGTAAGTAGAAACTTTAATTGTTTTGTTGTTTGGCGAAGTTGCTTTAGCACGTTCGCTAATAGTGAAAGCTACAAAGCTATCTTTTAATAAAGATACCGCTTCTTCTTGATTTAATCCTTCGAAAATTTGAGGAATTAATTTTTTTGCAGCTTCTAAAGCATTGAATGAACCTAACTGTTGTGGGATAGCTCCAGTTTGTGTTGAACCACTACTTACTCCAGAATCATCACGGCTTACTAATTTATTGTATTCTGCTTGAGAAACTTCATTCCATATATCTTTTGGTTTTTTCAGCGATTTATCAGTTACATCCGTAAAATATTGATGCGCATTAGTTGCTGTATTACCTGCCGTTTTCCCAGAAAAATCCATAGGAATTTTTACATTTGTTGTTCCTGACAGTAATGATACACCTTCCGATTTAGTCATACGATCGTTAAAATCAACCAGTAATCGAGTCGCTAATGTCGGTTGCGTTACTCCTTGAGTATCTGTTCTAGCTTGTACGATTTCAGGGTTACTATCACCTGCTTCACCGACCAACTTGTCAAAATCATTCCTTAGAGCATCGAATTCTTGTTTATTATTATTTGCCGTTGAAACTGCATTTCCTGCAATCGTAATTGCTGTATTAGCATTATCCATCGCTTGGTTCGCCGTTGCATTTGCTTGAGCCCCTGCTTCTTCAGCAACTTTAATTGCCTCTTTACCAGCGGTATCAGCTATTTTCTTCGCATCGTCAACGCCGTTTTTTAATTCTTCTTGATACGCATCCACTTTTTCAGATGAAGCATTTGATTGATCCAAAATCGCATTAATTTTAATTCGACCTTGATTCAATGTGTCGGTTTCTTTAATTTGCTCGATAGCCATGTTTATCACTCCTATTCTGCATTAATGTATTCAATCGTGGCTTTTTGTAAAATACGATTTCCTATCTTGATGAATGGCGAACTATTATCAATCAGTTCTGCAAAATAATCATCTAACGTTTTACCTGATTCATCATTAATTATAAATTCTTCTTGTTTGCTAATTAGTTTTACTGTTAATCTCATTTTAAAATTGACCTCCTAATTGTGATTGTATAAAAACACGACAAATAACTTGCGCTTCGATTCGTGCAAGTTTGTTAGGTATTATCTTGATTGTATGATTACCTCTAGAGATTTTACCGCCACTAGTTTTCCTAAGGTAATTAACAATGTTTAGTCTTTGTTGGCTAGTATCATGAACTGGAATGGTGGTACCATCTACAACTATATCAACACTAGTTGCGCTACTTGGTGCCTCATAAATCCCCCATTCTAATGGATGGCTATGATCAGGTAAAGTAATTTGGTGTGTATGTGCCGGTATTCTTACTTGGTGGCTATGGCTAGGAACTGATATGCTGTGAGTATGGTTTGGTATAGAAATATTAAAATTGTGACTATGGTTAGGTGTATTCACTGTGTGGGAATGTGCCGGTGTAGTCACATTATGAGTATGATTACCTGAGCTCGTCTTTGTGTACCAATCTGTTGATGCAGTCGACATTAGTCTAAATCTCATACCTGACCCCGCATCCATTTCTCGATAAAATGCACTTGATTCAGTGCTACCATTATTAGTTGCAACCAGGTGATTATGATCTCCACCTGCTGAACTTGTTTGTGAGCTTTGACCATTTACAGAACTGGATTGAATGCTACCTCCTCCTCCACCTGTGGTGGATCCACTAGAATAGCCTCCTCCAGCTGAACTTGAAACGACACTTCCGCCACCAGCTGAACTCGTTTGTGTTGAAGCTCCACCAGCTGAAGTACTTTTGACCGTAGCTCCGCCTCCTTTTACGGCTTTTGTGTAGCCACGATAGCGCTTAGTTTTAAAAGTCAGTTCTACAGTATTTACATGAAATACATCATCATCTAAGAAGAATTCAATTTCTGCTGGGTAGGCCTTTTCGCAGTTATCTTGATAACTATAGTTCAAAATATTCGTTGCACCTTGCGAGTATGTCTCATTTATTTCCTGTTTACGTTTCAAATCAGACATTGTCGTAGTAAAATCGTCAGATAAATTACCAAGCTCTAGCTGAATATCTTGTGGGGCGCCGAACACATCCTGTTTTGTCTCTTTTTTAATACGCAAATTTATACTTCCAAAATCATCTGTGTTAATCATAATTACAGTTCCTTGTCTTAACTTATCAATGCTTAAAGGTTCATCTGTTAATTTCAATAAATCAGCCGCAGTAACATCCCAAGAAATTTTAGGCTGTGCCCATTTTTTTAACATGTTGATTGCATTGTCTTTTAAAGCTTGTGGAACTGTGAATCGTTGGTCTACCCAAACATATTCAATTAAACCATGTTCTTTTATAGACTTTGCATCTTCTACATAAGGAATATTTTTATTTACCGATTTAATATTTATCTGATTGACGCCTTCACCAGCACCTAAAGGATAAACTCGATTAACTAAATTGTTAGGATCTCTTTCAATCTCAAAGCCTTGCATGTTATATCCTTCTTGAATACGAGCAACAGGTTCTTTTGGTGGCTTCACTAAAGATAATTCGAATGGATAAACTTTGGTATTCCATTGCCACATATAGTCTTCATCAAATGCTTGAGGAATACTAAACAAGGCATCAGCGAGACCATTTTCATTTTCCCATGCATAACTAAAATACCGAGTGAATTCACATTTTTTTAAAACCCAGTGTTTTGTCCTTTGTTTATTCAAAAGATAGTT